ATTGTAAGAGCTGCGAACTCTGAATCTGATGTATTTGTACCAGCAAGACTTTCGTCTGCTGTACCGCCAGCACCCCAACCACCAATTTCTATATTGCTATCTGAATCGAGGTCTTTTACAACTACGACTTTGCAATCAACAGCATTTTTATTTGCTGCTCTAGAACCAGTAGAAGTAGAGGTAACTTCTTCAACACGAACTACTATGTAGTCTTTTACTGTTGTAGCAACTGTTAAATCAGTTGTTGCACCTGTTGCCTGAAATGGCACTTTGATTAATTGACCAGGAATAATAAACTTAGGTTGAGTTCCATCATCTCCAACTTGAATTGAAGTTGCTGAACCACGAACCTGACCAATGTTTCCATTGTTCTTATAGTCAGTCATAAACTGAAAATAATAAGTATCGCCTGGGTCAAGATTTCCTGCCGTAGCTGTTGCTTGGTTTGTCACCATACCTGCTCTTGATGTACCATGTGCTGTCACATATGCATATCGTTTGTGGTAAGATGGACGTCTTTCTGTGAATTTAAACTGATGGTCGTCAGTTGGTTTCTTAGAAACTTTTGACAAGAATCTAAAAAACGGGTCTTGCGCTATTGCTAACTCAGATACCCTATCGCCGAAGTTATACTTCCGCCTCAGGTCACCTGTGCTAAGCGTTGAACCTGCTACAGCTGCACCACTCTCAGTCAATCCAGTCGAATCTGACATCCCGAATATATCGGCCATATTTTCTTCTCCTTGTAGCCTTAAAGGCTACGATTATTGACTTAATTAAAGTACTAAGCTAAAGGCCTAGTACACTATCTAATGTTGTGTCAATACCCAAGATTTCTTCAAAAACTGAATCATCTGGAGATTTTTGTGGCTCGGAAGCACTTCCCGTTGAAGCTAATGACTGTGGTCGCTGTTGAACTTTTTTCATTTGGTTTGTAACCTCTTGATTTGCGCTCTGAGCGATATTCTGTTCTCTCTGTCCCCTATTCATTAAATAATAAATATCATCTAATTGTAAAGTTTTATTTTTTGCAAAACTGAGAAATTCAGTCCATTGACTGTCTGATAAATTGAACTTAGAACGAAACTCAGATTCTTTTGTAAGTCTCTGGTTTTCATTTTTCTGCGTACTCAAAGCATCATTAAGCCTTTTCTGAACTACTCCGTCTATCGTTGCTGATAAAACTTTAGCAGAATCGGAATCAGGTTTTGACATAGCTTCGTCTGGGTCAAATACAAAATCTTCATTTAGATTAAGTTGTTCTTTCATAGAAACTGGGGTTTGACCTCCACCCTCAAAATAAGTTCTCACATGAGAAACTAAATTAGGGTCTTCTCTCATAGCATCGAGTATAGGCATGTACGGTTCAACTTCATTTAAGCGTCCAGATAATCTTTTCGCTTCACGACTTGAATCGGAATACCTTTTTTGCAGATTTTCAACATCCGCCTGTGCTTCTACAGGGCTCTCTTTCTGTTGTTGTTCTTGAAGAAACTGATTTCCAGCATCTTCTAACGATTGAGAGGTTTTCTGTTCTTGTGAAGCAGGGGCATCTAATATACCACCATTAACTTGAGTATCTAAGGCCTCGAAAAAACCTTCAGAACTCATACCAGCACTTTCGGGGGCTTCTTGCGAAGCGTTACCTAATTGTACATTTTCATTCATAATATTTCCTTTTTATGTTTATGAAATTTATTATTTTTCTTTACTCGCATCAAAGTCTTTTTTTGTATCAATTTTTGCTTGCTCAACTACTGATTTTAATTCTCTTGATAGTTCTTTTTTTGCCATTTGAAACTCACCTTGCATCATGCTTCGTAATAATTTTTGCTGACCTTCTGTAGTTACCATTTCTTTATTAACTTTTTGACTTGCTTCATTTACTTTCATTTTAATACCAGCTTGAACTAATTGTCTTTCTAATGTTTCAATAGTTCCTTGATTGTCTTTAATAGCTTCAGTCATTTGTTCTACTTGAGATTGCAATTGTGAATATACACTTTTTCTATCTACTAATTGTTTTTTATTTCTTATATCAGTCTCAGCTATCATTGCAACATCATCAATTAATCCTGCTTGATACCATTTAAAATATTCTTCTAATAAAGCCCATCTATTAAGAGGTAAAGTTGCACCTGCTATTATTCTAACATCAAATTTACTAGATTCATAATCCATCCATTTCCCAATAGCTTTTCCATAATCATTAAATATTGGAATATTAATTCTTACTTCTTTATCTTCAGTTTGTTCTTGACCAGCTTCAGGTTGAACAATTCTAAATACTTTATCAATTTGATAATGGCTTTGAGCAACCATTTTAAAACAATTTCCAAGATGCTCTAAAGCAGGTTCTACAACAGTAGACATCCAAGACTTTAATCTTCTTGTACCAAACTCGTCATTTGCAAGTAATCCTCTATAGGTTTCTGATTGTTCTTGAGTAAATCCCATCATAGCAGAAGGAACTCCAGATATATATTCTGCATCTGATTTTCCTTGTTGAGTAATTGTATAAAATGCATTATTAATTGGAGCAGGCAATACTGGAGTAGGAGGTTGAAACCCTTGTCTATATTTTAACAATGCTCCAGGAGAAGAAGAATACTGTTCCCATTCTGATTCATCAACAGAACCTTCCTCGTATAACCATCTAAGATTAGATGCTAAATTTGCATTATGAATCATTATTTGGTGTGCTTTATTAATTTCTTGTTGCTTACCAATTAGAGGCATTACTGCTGACATAGCATAAGGAGTCCCAGTATATAAATACGGAATGGGAACTATAGGATATTCTGTAATAGGCAGTTCATATTCATATAAAAATACATCATCACCAACACTACAGCATAATTTTATTCTTGTTTCAAAAAAATTAACAAAATCAACAACAGATTTTTTAAATATGCTGCCTTGCATCATAATATCAAATTCTTCTTTTTTTATAACTACTTGTTCTACTTTTGTCATTTGTTCTTGAGCGATTGACATTAATTCTTGTTGCTTTTCTTGGATTGCAACTTCCATCATTTTGCTAGCTTTTTGAACTTCTAACTCTGCTCTTTCTGGTATGATTTCTCCAGATTGCAATGATTGGTCTATAGACATTATTTTTTCTTGCAATTGAACAGAAGTTTCAGTAGTAAATTCTTGCAATTGTACATCTACTGATTGTTTTAATTGTTGCTCTTGTTCATTTGTTAAAGGAACTCGAATAAAAGCATTTACAAAAGGAACTTTTATTTTACTATAATTTTCATAATAAGCTATAATTTGGTCTTCTTCTCCTTTTGGATTTAAACCAAAGCTTACATCTTCAGGTTGAATTATTTTAGAAGACTCTAAATCTCTCTGACTATAACTAGATGAATAATCACTATTTGAAGTAATTTTATTTATCTTAGCTGAGTGTTGTGGAAACAAATTTTTTAATTGTGATTTAGATAAATTTTTCTTTATCATTATAAAAGCCGCATCTCTAAATAAGAAATCACGACTTGATGGGTCTACAAATACATCATAGGGGTCTATTCTACTAAATACAACTTCACCTTTTCCATGGTCAGAATCTTGGTCTACATCTACTAAAAAATAACCAATACCTTTTACAAGACTATCTAAGACAACTTGACCATAAATAGAATTTCCATTAGAAGCATGCCAACAATAATCAGAAATATCAGAGTGAACTTGAGCAATATCTGTATCATCTCCAGTTGCTCCGACTGCTTTCCATCTTGGATTATTAGCTGTAACAAAATATTTCATTATTTCTATAATAGGTAAAATCCTATTTATAGTAAAAGAAGGCATACCAGATTCTTCTAATGACTTTTGCTCATCCATACTTAATTGTTCATCAAGATAAAAATCATACCCTTTTTGACTTTTACTACGCCATTTAGTTCTATCAGTACTATTTGACCTATCCCATAATTGTTTATTTATATGAGCTTTATTTTTTTTTCCTTTTCTAGGCATTATTTACTTTCATTTGATAGTATATCACTATCTTCTTTTAAGAAGTTAAATATACTAGGGATGTCTCCAAATTTAGTTTTGCTTTTTTCAAACTCTGCTTTTTTCATTTGCAATTCTGCATTTTCATTAAATCTTTTTATTTTTTCGTCATATCCTCTAAACCATTGTACAGCATTTTTAGTTTGAGAACCTATCGTTCCATCTTCTGTAATAATATTACCAGAATTAGTTGAATCTTTTAAAGCATTAATAGTCTTTTGCATTTTTAAAATATTTTTAGGACTAGGGTCTCTATTAACTTCATCTACAGTAAGTCTTACATAAAATAG